GAAATTAAGGCTATATGGGACGTTGATTTAAAGGGAGAGGGAACAGATACAGGGGATGAGGAGGGAATTGATGTTTATGACTTCTACGATAAGGAAGATAATATAGTCTGCACTGACGATACGATTCTTAAAAAGAGAACAAAGCACGGTTCAAACAGACCACCCGTATTTCTGGGACCTGTAGGTGCCACTCCCCTAGTACAGTCGATAACTGATACGGGAAATAAGGATACTGTCGAAGATTACGGTGAATCCTGCTACAAATCCTCAAGGGATTTGTTCGATAAGCACAACTTCATGATGAGCGTCATGCTGGAACTGACAGCACGTTCAAGAAGACAGGGGCTAAAGGTCAAATCCCGTGACGGTACCAAGACTCTTGAAGAAGACCCGTTCAAAGAAGGCTCTGAGATAGCACTCGGTCAGGGAGAGGACGTAGAACCCCTCGGATTACTTGAGATGGCTAGGGAATCAGGGGCTTTTATGGGCATGGTGTCAGGCGAGATGCAGCGAGGTGGTCTTCCACACTCTATATATGGGCAATTAGAATTTCAATTATCAGGTTTTGCAATAAATACCCTAAAACAGGGTGTTGAAACCGTTCTTGTACCCAGATTGTCTGCGTTGGAGAAGGCATATAGGAATATTTTCCAGTTGATATGCGACCAGTACATCACCGGAGCCTTTAAATCCATAGAGGTTAGCGGTCAGGACCAGAACAGGATGTACTTCAAGGAAGAGATATCCCCTGAAATGATAAAGAACGCAGGAGATGTTGAAGTTACCCTAGTTGGTCAGCTGCCTCAGGACGAAATGTCGAAGATGAGCATGGCTCAGATAGCAAGGGAAGGTCCTTCCCCACTGCTGTCGGATGTATTCATCAGGGATAACATCCTAGGTCTGCAGTCAGCAGACCAGATGGATGATTCTATTAAGACACAGATGGCAGAGAGCATGTTGCCCGAAGCAGGACTTTGGTCTATGCTTCAGGCTGCTCTACGTTCAGGTAGAGAAGATCTAGCACAGTTTTATCAGGGCGAACTAATGCGTTTGTTCCAGATGAAACGAATGGAACAGGTACAGATGATGCAGGGTATGGCTCCGCAGGGAGGTGGACCGCCACCTCAGGGACCACCCGGACCACCGCCTCCAATGGGAGGACCTCCGGGGTTACCTCCACAGGTAATGCCTGATGCAGGACTGGGAGGTCCACCAGTTCCACCTACCGCTCCAGTCGGTCCGTCAGTACCTCCGGGTACTCCAAGACCGGGGGCACAAAGCAGTGAAAACAGGCTGGCTAACATGGGATTAATACCACCAGCAGGAGGATAAGATATGGCTAGGGAAGACTATCTAGATGAAATAAGACTTCAGAACGCATTAAACAAGCAGAAAGCTATGCAAGCAGCTTCAGCTGCTGCCCAAGCAGCAGAGAAATCCCGTAGAGAAAGAGAAATCTTTCAGGAAATGATGGCTGGTCTTAGAGCAAATCAAGCACAGGCAGCAACAGTTACGAACGCACCGTTCACTGTAGACCCATCTGCATTTGCCAATCCAATCCAATCAGTACCACCTCCTGCATTTGACCCAAGAGCTGGAGAGGGGAATCCCTTCGCTTCTGGTGTTACAGGTAATACAGGAATAACTCAATCCGTTTATGGGACGGGAATTGATTGGGATACTGAGGCTTGGTACATAGATAAAAACGGTACCATGCAAATTCTTCCTCCTAATAATCCCAAGACAGGGGGGGTTTGGGGTATTGGTGAAGGGGATATAGGAAGAGATACAGGGATGACTGATGAGGAATTTAAGCTGGCATGGGCACAACAGTATGCCCTAGGTAAAAAACCTCCCTCAGCGTGGAGTAAACTGGGTGGTGGTACAGACGCTCCTAACGAAAGACAAGCCTTAAAACTACTGCAAGATAAAGGACTAGGTACAGGGGCACTTGAGCCAGACGAGAATAGATGGACCCAAGAGAAGCAAGACGCAGCTAGACGGGATGCAGCAGCACTCAGTGTATATACTGATAGAAGTAGTGCTGAAAAAGTAGGACGAGACAGCGGATTCCTTGGTGGTGTGCAAGACTTTTTTGATTTCCTTGGTGGACCTGATGGGGAGTCACGAAATCAAAGGGTATCGCCCGGTAGTATACCGGGTTCACCTAACATCTATGCAGCATCAATAGAAGATGTAGACCCATCTCCTGCAGCTGCTCAAGTTGCTCAGATTACTACAGACCCATTACAAAATGCTGCTCAACAAGCAGCAATAGCCGATGAAATGATGTTAATGGGTCTAGATGGACAGGCTGGTACAGCAGCTCAGGTACCTCAAGCAGTACAGGCAGCTGCAGCACCAGTACAGGCAGCTGCAGCACCAGTGCAGGCAGCTGCAGCACCAGTGCAGACATCCCGTAATCAGCTGGGTGATACGGAATGGGAAGGAGGACCCGGTCAAGGTGGCATAGTAAATAAAGTAGGTGGTTTAACCCAGAAAATAGCTGAACAAAATATCTACGAACCTACCGAAAATGTTCCGTGGACAGCTGAACAGTGGAGAGCTGCAGGATATGAACTGCAACCTGATGGCAGTTGGGATATTCCAGCAGCTGCACCAGCTTCTGCACCATCAGCAGCAGCAGCTGCACCAGCAGATGTAACAGTTCCTAAGATAACTACTTCAGATACTCTTACGGCTGCTCCGGGTGAAGGTGTTCCTATTTCGGGGAGTACAGCAGCATCCCAAGCAGCAACAGCTATCCCGGCAGCAACTACAGCAGCAGTAGGTATGCCAGCAGCTGCACCAACAGATATGTTTGCCAATGTAGCACAGATGGGGACTCCATTATGGCAAGCTGCACAAGACCCTTATCAACAATATCAAAGATATAGAATGGCTCAGGCTGGTGGTGCCCCTATCGGGACACTGGCTTCTGAAGCTGGACAACGTGCGTTATCTGCTGGATACCAACCAGCATTCGGTAGGTTCCTTTTAGGAGGAACTGAGATAGGAGAAACGGGATTACCTAGAGGTCAGTATGCAGATGAAGCCGGTGAAGGACAGGCGTTCGGGCAATATCTTGCAGGTGGACAGCGAAGAGACTTGGGTGACATACGTTCTCTATACGGAGGACTTGGTAGTTATCTGGGTCAATTAGGTACAGGTACCGACCCATCACAATTAGGGGCTGGATATACTTCAGTATTTGGTTTAGAACCTGAAAGAAAAGATATTCTTTCTGCTACGCAAGCTGCACTGGGAATGGGAAGTGGTATGGGGGCAAGAAGTTATCGTAACCTAGGTACTATGTATGACTTGATGCAGCAACAGTATGGACCTCAGGGTGCAGGAAGATTTGCTGACTGGGTAGGAACTGCGTTCCAGCCTCAGGAACAGCGACAACAATTCCAGCAGCCAGCTAATGGTGGACCGTCATGGCAAAACTTAGGGACTGATACGTTACAACAAAACCTTAATATTAATCCAGACTTCGATTACAGGAACTATTAATGGCTAACGGTAATAAAAACGCTTTCAGTAGCTTCTATACAGATATGCTAGAAGCTGACCCCCAGATGGCTTTCATGGGAGAGCTTGGTGGTAGCCAGTTCCGTGGTACCCAACCTCAGCAACAGAGGGCGAAAGATTACTTTCAGGGACAGTACCAGAATATCTACAGTGATTATCTGGGAAATCAGGCTAGGCAGATGCGTGGGGGAACAGACCCGTCACAACTTCAATCTTTTACAGATTACTTGGAGAAGAACCCGTTTACCAATAAATACTCCGCACTCACACCACAACAGAGAGGAGTATCAAACAGGAGGTTTGCACCAAGTACTAGGTTCCTATTCTACTAATGCCTCACGCATGGTGGCATAGACCAGAGATATGGAGTGACTACGCAGCACCAGCTTTAGGTGCAGTAGTTCAGGCACCCGTTATTAAACAAACTCTTCAAGGTATTGAAGAACTACACCACAGGGGTGCAGTCCCGGCTATCAGTCGTGCTTTAGAACCTTTGCCTTTTAGATGGGAAGAAACTGCACCCGGAGTACCGAAAGGTGGAGAAGATGCTTGGTGGGACCCGTTTGTAAGAGACAGATTACAACAGGGAAGGCTGGTAGGAAACTTTGACCAGTATCTAACTCCCGAAGGAAATATATCTCCCGGTGGAGTATTAAGACAGTTAACTTCTGCATCTCCTATAGGATGGGCACAAGCAATAGCAGAAGAAAACTTGCCTATACAACCAGTTACCCCTAATACCTTGCAACAGCAGAACATCATGGAAGAAGCCAGAGCAAGGGGAATAGGACCGTTTAGGCAAGACCCGTTTGCTGATTTTACTCCTTCAGGTAGACAGCAAAGAGAGATACGAGAAGACTTATATAAGCTGCCTCCATACACAAGGGGAATAGCAGAAGAACTTCCCTACCTTGCAATTCCTCCTGCCAGAATAATTAGAGGAGGGTTACAGGGAGTCCGAACTGGAGCAGCATTAGCAGATGCTGGAAGATTGGGAAGGATGGCTCCAGCAGCACGGGGTACCATACGTGGTACTGAAATGGCACTTAAACCAGTAGAAGTTCTAGAACAAGGATTGGCTAGGGCGGTTGCTGCACCATTTAGGGCAGGAGCAGCTGGTTTCAGGGCATTACAGCCTACGCCACAGATTCCTCTTGAACAACGTCTGGCATCTTATACATCCGATGTCGGAGGTGCTGCAGCTGAAGGACCTATCAGGAGAGCAGATGAGGCACTGGTTCGTGACTACCCAGAAGTATATGGAACACCGCCAGAACCTACTCCAGCACAAGCAGCTACTACTACAACTCTGGAACAGGGTGTTCCCAGAGTAGAACGACAGGCTGCTGCTGCTGAAGTTACTAGGTTACATAACGAAGTAGAAGAAATACTGGTATCAGCAAACAGAGCAGCAGAGGCAGAAAGAGCAGCAGGAGGTCAGCCGGGATTAAACCCACAGACCCAGACAGATATTATGATGGGTCCCCCAGCATATAAGGATGATATTCCTTTAATTATGCGAAAAATACTTAATCAAGAAGAATTGTCTACAGATGAAATACAACTTTGGAATAGATATGGAAGTCAATTCACAGAGCAGTTTGACACCAGCTACCCTACACCAATTTTAGATAGAAGAAAACAACAGGTAGATATACTTCAAGATATTTTAAATAGACGTACAGAAGTTCCTCAACCTACTCCAGTACAAGCGGTTCCTGAACCATCAGTAGCTGCAGTTGATAACCAACCAGTTATTAGAGGTAAAACTACAGGATATCAATCTCAGTTAGGGCAAGACATAATATCTATTCCTGATTCTGCATATCCTGCGAATAGGGGATTCGGTGTTCAGCGTATAGCAGAAGTCTTCCGCAACGCTAGAAACATGACTAGAAACCAAAGAGGTGAAAATTTAGAAGGGATAGGGGACTTACCATTTGAGATGCAGGGAGCATATGGACAACGTACATCATTTGAAATGATGGCAGAGGTTCGGGATGCAGTACTTAAAGTATACGAAGAAGATGGACGATTTTTAAACAACAATAACTTTAACAGGGTAATACGGGATGTAAGTAGGAAAATAAATTCTGGAGAGTTTGAAGGCACCTTTGATGATATGCTTGAGGATTTCTTAGCACAGCTATCTACCGTTACTGGCAGAGGGGGGAGTGATGGTCTTAGAAGTGGCACTTCCAGACAGCAATTCTTAAATGAATTAAGAAAACCTGTAGAGCCATCAGTAGCTGCAGCTGTACCAGAACCATCAGCAGCAGCGGTTCCTGAACCTGTTGATGTACAGGTAGGAATATCCGC